TCTTGCGTGTGACTCGCTGCCCGCTTTTGAATGAACCCAGCACCCACCACTGCCAGTTTCCTGAATTGATCCCAACACCACGGCTCCCCCGTGGCACGCTCCTGCGCTTGATAACCTTCCCAACACCGACACCGACACGCCCAGAAACTACGTTCGTGCCGGCTTTTCGATTGAAGCGAAACCCAACCTCTGATTTTACTTCCTGCACCTGCGGGTCGATGTCTTCCTGCATCTGCTTACTAATGACACGCAACCCAGCGCGTACCACGGACAATGCCAGACCACGCTGCCCAAACTTCGTAAAGTCAGCCAATGCCTTGTCGATGTCTGCAATGCCCTGCACGTCCACTAATACGCTCATGCGTACCTCATCTCGTTCCCGCTCACGTCAAACCCGTTCGGCGTGACAACCTCAAAGGCTGCCGCACCGTCCTTGCGTGTTCTGACTCTGTACTGAGTTTTTCCGGTATCGGACCAATCCCACGCCTGCTGACCAAACTGCAACGCCTCAACTGTGTAGGTGTAAATTGTGCCGTTCAGGTTTCGCGTGATGATGTCACCGATTGCCGGGACGCCCAGCGTGTACGCCGCCACGGGAATTAACCAATCGACGGCGTCCACGGTGGACTCGCTGTTTTCATCAATGACCAGCTTCTGCGTCTGCCCCTGAACAGCGGTTGCCGTGATCGTGCTTGCCCCTCGCGTGATGGTGATGGAGTCCCCAGCAACACCACGCGATAGGGCAAGCCCGGCAGCAATCGCACGCTCAAGAGCGGTCGGCATCTCAGGTTTCCAGTGCTTCGGTGCTCAGCAGCGCATCAGTCACGATGATCGGCACACCGAACGCTGAATCCGGGAATGGTGCCGGTGCACCAGTTGGATTCGTTGCCGTGCGTGACTGCTGCAACTGGCGAAGGCTTCGGCGGTTCATGACGAGGATGTTCGGACCGCGGCCTGCCGGGAATTCGCCCAGCATTTCGCTGATCAGGTCATCCGTCAATCCCTTGCCGCTGTCAGCCGTCAGATTTGCAATACGACCGACGCTGTAAGCGCCGCCCATCTGCAGACCAACCCAAACGCTCGCAGGTGTCCAGTAAGCTGGATAAAAGCCTGTGGAACCCGACAACCGCTGCACAGTCGTTGCGCCGATGTCGATGGTGGACTTCGTGACCATTGCCACGTCATCGGTGCCCAGTCGGATACCGTAGACGCTTGATGCGGTCGCGGCAGTCGTACCACCAGCATCAATCACCATTCCGTCCGCCAGTGCGTCCAGATAGGTGCTGTTCATGAATCCGGAAAAGCCCGCAGCATCGCCACCAGTTCCGGTGCCGTAAAACACCTGCTTTTCCAGCTTGAACAATGCGGCCTGCAGATGTCGTGCACCTTCGCGTGCAATCAACGCCTCGGCTCCGCCATCACGCCACGCGTCTGCGACTGCAACGTCAACAGCAAAACTGAAGTCGCAAATCTTCAGCGACACTGACACCACGGTGTCCTCGCTGTTGTCGTTTTCGCGTCCGTCGTTCTCGCTGCGGAATCCCACAACCGGCTGACCGGTGTACTTGTTGTACTTGTGGGTGGTTCCGCCGTCTGCCGGGAGAATCCGCGGCATACGTGCGACGACGGGGCTGTCGACAAGCAAATCGCTGGTGTTGGTTCTGGCAACGTCCAACGCGTCAGCCACGAACTCAGCAATTGTCAAATAATCATTGGCCATAACTCAGGCTCCTCAATTCTGCGACGGTGCCGCAATACGGATCCGCGAAGCAAAACCGCCACTCAGGCCCGGTGCCTTTGGCTTGGTGCTTGGCGTCGCGTCGCCAAACTTCGCCGGGGATGGTTCCCCGAGATCAATTGCAGCCAGCTTGCCCTGCAACTCGGCAATCAGCGCATCCTTTGCGGACAATGCAGCATTCAGCTCTGCGATGTGCAGTGCCTGACATTCGTCAAAACTTTTTCCGTCTGCGAACCACTCGCCGCCACGCTGTCCGAATGCTGCGATGAATCGCTTGCATTCAGCTGCGAACTGCTCGCGGGTCGGCTGCGTTGCAGGATCGCCCTGCGGCGTAGTCTCCGCCATCTCAACTACCTCCAAATTGTTGCGAGAAAGGAATCGGTGCACTGCAGCTTTCACGCGGTCTGCGTCAATGCCGAGTGCCTGCACCGTGGGTCGCTCGCTTTTCAACCCGAGTGCATAGCTCATTACAGCGTCAGCCTCTGCTGCCGCCTCCTGTTTTCGGTGGAACAAACCGTCAGGATTAGCTGCCGGTTCGTCCACCACGTCTACCGCTCGCAGCTGGCTCATGCGTGCGTGCGGGTAGTTGTTTTTGTTGTGTTCATCGGGGCTGACAAATCGCCCGTTAAACGTGTTCGCTTCGCTGTGTGCTGCCATCTGCTCAGGATCAACGCTGAACACGATGGATAGCCCGAAGTCCTCTGGTGTGTCCTCGGCCAATGTCATCACGTAATCGGCCAGATTGCCGTCCGGTGTCTTCGTTGCCGACTCGACAAAATGTAGATCGCCAACCACCTGAGTTCCTGACACCCGCGCGTCTGTCACTTTGCCCAGCATCGTGCCCAGCCCATCGCCGCTCAAACCAGGATGCGTAAATCGTGCTTTTAGCCCTGCGTTCTTTGCGTTTGCTGCGTCCGATACCGACTGCAGAAACTCCGTGTCAATCCACATATCATGCCCCAACGCTTCGCCTCGGGTAATGATTGACACGCCACGAATCACGCCGAAACCGTACAATCCGCCATCACGTTCAACGCTCGGCTTACCGGTTGCAACTCTGGCTCGCAGGAACTTCAACGGCTGTTCAAGAATGCTGCTCATGCTCGGCCCCTTGTGTTGCGACTGGCTGGCGGATTGTATTCGGCAGCGTCCTCGGATTCGTCCTCTGGACTGTCCTCAGCCTCTGCAGGTTCCTGTGATGTCGCCTGCATTGCGTAGCTCAACGTAACGCCACGGCTCGCAGCGTATTCCTGCGCCCGTGCAATCGCGTCCACGTTGTCCTCAAATTCCCCGCGGCCAGTCTCCTTGCAGATCCTGTAAGGATTGTCCAACCCCGCCTGAATCGCTGCCACGTTGCCGCTGATCTCTTTGGCCGGATCCCACCACGGCATACCACGGTGCACCCACTCAAACGTCAGGTCGGTAATCGTTGCTCCTGCGGGCAGTGACAACTGGCCGTTGAGAATCCAACCTTGGTACAGCCAAACAGTGATCTTTCGCAAAAACTCCTGAATGTCCGCACGTTTTGCGATGCAGGCCCGATCATACGCCAGCCACGCGGCACGGGACCCGAAGAAATTCGTAAACGACTCGTCCGCAAAATTGTAGGGCAGATCCAACGACTTCATCGCAATGGACAAAACCACCTGAATGAATTCTCGCGTGTTGCTGCCGGGGTTGTCCGTTTTCAAGAACTCGGCCTTATCGCCGGGATCCAAATCCAACTGAACGGGACCTTTGCCAAAATTCACGCTGTACCCGTTGGCTTCACTGCTGCCCTCTGTCAGCGGTGCCACGGTGTCGTTCGCGTCGCGATAAAACACCAATGCAAACAACTGTTCGACTTTCATTTTCGCAAGCGCGTAATCGATGCCCTCGTACACGTCACGGAATGAATTGATCGCAGCTGCCAGCGGACTGATTCCGCGAACTTGGTCGAACCGCTCGAAATAGGCGTGATGAATCATGCGGCTGGCTGGCACGTTGCGAGCAAACGCAAACCTGCCGTCGCCTTCGCGATTCCATAGCGCGTATTCCGCAGCCCCGCCAGCCTGATTGACCCTGACGCCGTTGAACCAATTGCCCTCGGCTGTAATCTCTGCGTCAATCGGCTGTCGGATCCTGTCGCCCTCAATCGCCTGCAGTTGCAGGCTGTTCAGCTTCAGGGCGAACACGTCGCCGTCCTTGGTTCGGCATGACTCGAACAGCCGCAGCATTCGGCTGAAGTTGTGACGGCCTGCAGCGTCGCAATTCTGCGGTCGTTGCCACTCTGCCATCAGCACTTCGATCTGTGCATCCAATGCCGAATCCCCAGTGCGGGACTGGAAATCGAACATGGAAACGTAGTCTAAGTGTTTGCGAATCGCCCACGCCACCAACGCGAAATTTCGCGCAATGTCTCGAGTGGTCCCGAGCATGGCGTGCCGGTCCTGGCCTCGCAGCTCGTAATCCTCGGACTTCAGAACGCTAGTTGCGGCCTTGCGTTTTCCGTTGCTCTTAACGGCGTCGTAACCGCTCTGGAAATAGGTAGCAAGGCGGTTGCTGAATCGTTGTAGGGCTGTCATTGAAAGCCCCCCAGATACACCTGCGCCGCTCGCGGTCGCTTGCGGTCCTGTCCTGTGCAGGCTGCGATTTCGTCATTGATTGAACGCAAAACCGAACGCAACTGGCTCAGGCTGGCAAACGTCGTCGATTGGCCATCGACGGAAATTGACAGCACACCGGAGGCAATTGCTGCCTCCAGTGCGTCGCGTCGTGATTTGAGTGTGGTAAGATCGGCCATGCCGTAAATCTTGCCTGTGCCACGCCACACCGGCAAGATTTCGCAGCCTCATATTTTCGGAATCCGAACTACTCGCCTGCGTTCTCTCTGCGGATGATCCGGTATCGCTGATCGCAGTTGCGGCAAGTTGCGTAAGCCCACCTGACCCGCGTAAACGGCCTGCCGTCGCTGGTCATCCCACCGATTTGCCGCGTGATCGTGCCTTCCATCTGTTCGCGGTCTGTGCTGTAACACCGCGGACATGCTGCCGGGACTTCCTCCACCACGCAATCAGCCACAGGCTTTCGTGCTTCGGGTGGTGCCGGTTTGCGGTACTCGTTTGGGGCTGGTGGTGTCCACTGTTTTTTCTGTTTGCTGCTCATAAATAACTCACCTTTCGTCTTTGCTGCCGTGCTGCCGATGTGGACCGTAAACCTGCCGCGCCTACGGTCCTGCTGAATGCTACCTTGCCTGCAATCGAACAGGCAACCAACGCCCCGCAGGTTGTGTCAAACCAGTGGTTATCGGGATTGCCCGGCAATTGCCGCCACTCAAGGACCTTGCCGTGCGGTCCCTCGGTCTCTGTCGAATACTCACTGGCCGCCAAATGCTCACAATATCGGCGGTGGTCACCCTTCGGCAATTCAAAGGATCCAGCTCGGCCTGCATCGGTGCTGATTCGCCGATGCAGAAACGTTTTCAATGCGTTCGTGTCGTCGAACACGTTTCGCATGGTGCGAACTGTCGCGTCTGGCTGCATGATCCACGGTATCGCCGCGTCGGTGCTGCGAATCTCGTTTGCCTTTTTTGTTCTTTGCAGGATTGGCACGTCACCGGCTTTGACACCACGCCCGAACAGCACAAACAGCCGTCCGGAATGCGGGCTGGCTTTGATGGCGTTCCGCACGCTGCCAACTTGGTAGCCACCGTCCACCAGCCCGCAATCGAACGGGATGGTGCTGCCGTCCTGTCGCTGCCATTCTCTGCCGGTCAAATCCGCCAGCAGTGTTGTCAGTGCTGTTTCGATCGCCTTTTCTTCGCTCATGCCCCGGTGCACCTGCTGAATGCTCAGCTTAACACTGCGATACTCAAATGAGTTGTTTTTCTGCTGTGGATAGGTCCCGTAGATTGGATAGATTCGGAAATCCGCCGTAATGCCCACAGCGCACCAATACAGAAGGCGTTTTTGCACGTCGATATGGAAACCAACGCTCACAACGTCGCTGGGAAATTTGGTCCACGTGCCGACTCGGTCGCGATTGATTTCGCCAGCCGTCAGGAACCCTGTGCCGTGATTCAGCCGCAATGGCTGATTCTGGCATTCACTCGCAAACACGTCCTCGCCGTCGTCAATCAGGATGTTGTACGCGTGCTGAATTGCGGAATGCTCGCCCAAGGAAAAGCATTGTTCCCACGTTGCCACAGCTCCGGCGTCTGCTCGCTCCCTGTTCGCCAGATAGTGCTGATTGCTGGCTTCAACGGCCCGTGCTCTATCGTGCGGATCCTCGGGGTTGTAGTTCCGCCGCATCTCGGCGTATTCGGTCATCCAAAACGCTTCGTGGTTGTCCGCGAAACGCTTGAGCATTGGGATTCTAAGGCCCTCCCATTCTGGATGTTTCTGGTGGTCCGCCAGCTGGTCAACCGCGTCATCCTCGACAATCACTGTCGCATTCATCACGGCGGAAATCTGCTCTGTGTGACCGCCCAGCCGTAGCACACCCTTGCGGATCAGATTCAGCCGCTTCGTGCACTGTGCCGGACTTAATGCAGAAATGTCTGTCTGCGGGTCGTCGATAATCACGAAATCGGGTCGCTGCTTCGTCCCGTCCGGTCGCTTGTGTGCCATCCCGCGAAGCCGTCCAGTCAATCCTCTTGCCGTCACTATCGCGCCGCTGTTCGGAGTGTATTCGCCTGTCGCTGTTTTGATTGACGGCAAAACCAGCGTGTCCTGGCCCCACTGAATAAACGTGGGGTTGCCGTTTTGTGTCTGGCTGCGTGCCCGCTGTGCTTTGTTCTCCAGATGCAACACGCACGCGCTGACCTCGGGGAAATCTTCCTGCAGCAGCTCGTTTGTCATCAACTCAGTTTTGATTGACTCGATATTGTCCTTGGCTGCGTGTTCGTCGGCTCCGATGATTGGAATGAATCGCCTGTGGCCGTAAAGGATTGCCCACAGTGCTGCGTTTTCGCTGATCGTCGTTTTGCCAAAACCACGCGGGAACAGATTCAGGACGCGCCCGCCGCCGTTCATGATTGCCAGCTGCATTCGAAGGATCGCGCCCTTCTGGTCCTCGCTGAATGGTGCTCGGCCTGTGGTCTCGGGAAAGTAACTCAGCAGGAACGCGTGCAAATCCGTCCGGCAGAACTCACGCCGCTCAGGATTTGCCACCGCAGGCAGTGGACCCACTTCTGCAAGTTTCTTGTGGGCTTCCGCTGACTCGCGATTCTGCCGACTGTCGCCGTTGGCTG